AACAAGCCGAAGCGTACCCCTGATCACCCGAAAAAAAGTCATGCCGTACTTGCAAAAGAAGGTAAGACCATTAAGCTCATCAGGTTTGGTGAACAAGGAGCGAAGACAGCCGGGAAGCCAAAGTCAGGTGAAACGGACAAGATGAAGAAAAAACGTGCATCCTTTAAAGCAAGACACGGTAAAAACATTAAAAAAGGAAAACTGAGCGCAGCATATTGGGCAGATAAGGTAAAGTGGTAAATGAAACAGCCAACTAAAACATCTGTAATGCCCGGTCCTGCTGGACGTAACTATCGTAAAGAGTACGATAATTACCATGCTTCCCCTGAGCAAAAACAAAAAAGAGCCTCACGCAACGCTGCGCGAAAAAAGAGTAACGCTAAAGTAGGCCAAGACGTACATCACAGAAACGGGAATCCATTAGATAATAGGGCATCTAACTTGGCTGTAACTACGCCAAGGGCTAACAGGTCATTCCCTCGTAACAAAACAGCAGGAAAGAGAGTATAAAACTATGGCTAGTAAGTTAACACAGTGGATTAATGCCAGTTTAAAAAACAAAGGCATGACTGCAAAACAAGCACAAAAAAACGCAGGTAAGTACAAGAGTATTTCTGCAGCTAAGAAGGCTGGTTCTTTGTACTATAAAGATAAGAACGGCAAGATAATGATTGCTGCTTATGCAGAGGACTTAAAGAACATTCCTAAAGTAAAACCTAAAGACAAGCCTAAAGCTGATCGTAAAGATGGCTTACTGAGTAAGAGTGGCAACCCTACACAAGGTCCGGGAAATCGCGGAATGCGTGAAAAAAAGATTACCACAACTACTCTTCCTAAGACTTCTTCAACAGCTAGACCTACACCTAGCGTAGCTCCCCCCGTTAAACCGTCTGCGCCTGTACAGCCTAGTGGCGGTGGTGGCAATGGTAAAAATAATAATAATAAACCTATGAACTTTAGAGCAGCAGCAGAAGCACGTTCAAAGAGCAGAAAAAATAATATGAACAAGGGCGGCATGACTAAAAAGTCAGGCTATATGTATGGCGGCATGGCAAAGAAGAAGGCGAAGAAATAATGCATAACGGGGTTGCATTCTTGTATGTAGTCCTTTAAGGTAAAACATGGTATAACTGTCTGTGGTAATACATAGAGGAGTTATACCATGTTCAAAAAACTTATCAAAGCACTACAAGAGGGTCAACAACGCAGAGTACAATACTGGCAGCTTCAACATATGTCAGATGCCTCTCTTAAAGATATTGGAGTCACACGTGGTGAAATCAAGCAAAAGTTCTACGGCAAAGACTACATCTAAAGCGAAACCTAAGAGAGGCTACGCTAGGGGTGGGTCAACAGTAAATGCGGCAGGTAATTATACTAAGCCTACTATGCGTAAGTCTCTTGTCGCATCCGTTAAGGCTGGCGGCAAAGGTGGAAAGCCCGGACAGTGGTCGGCTCGTAAAGCTCAAATGGTTGCCAAGCAATACAAAGCAAAAGGTGGAGGATACACGTAATGAAAGTAGAAGCACCTAAAAACTATCATTGGATGAAACAAAAAGATGGTAGTTTAAAACTAATGAAACATGACGGTAAGTTTGTCCCTCACAAGGGGGCAAGCCTTACTGCTAATTTTGCTATACAGAAAAAACATGACAAAAAGTAAACCTAAAAAGATGAATACAGGTGGACTAGCTAAAAGCCAAAAAAGTCTTAAGTCTTGGACTAAGCAAGATTGGAGGACCAAGAGTGGTAAACCCTCAACACAAGGGTCAAAAGCCACCGGCGAGAGATACCTTCCTGCTAAGGCTATTAAGTCTCTTAGTGATTCTGAGTATGCTGCTACAACCCGTGCCAAACGAAGAGGCAAGGCTGCGGGTAAGCAGTTTGTGGCTCAACCTAAGAAGGTTGCGAAGAAGGTAAAACCCCACAGGAAAGTAACATGAGAAAACTCACAGAAAAACAACAGCTATTTCTTGACGTGCTGTTTGAAGAGGCACAAGGTGATCCTGTGCAAGCTAAACGTCTTGCAGGGTATGCTAATACTATGTCCTCTACAACTATTACTGCTGCACTACAAGACGAAATTGCTGAACTTACTAAGAAGTTTATTGCTACTGCTGGTAGTAAAGCTGCATACTCTATGATGCAGGTTATGACTAACCCTACTGATCTTGGCAATAAAGAGAAGATGGCAGCAGCTAAAGATTTTCTTGACCGTGCTGGCTTTGTAAAGACAGATAAAGTAGAAATCAAAGCTGAAAACCCTGTATTTATATTACCACCTAAAAATGAAAGTTAATAAAACTTGGAAGCTCCCTGAG